ATCGGTTGGCACAACAACGCAGACGCATCCGCATATAACGTAATCTTTACGTGGTCCGAGAGAGGAGATGGGTGGTTCAAATATGTCGACCCCAAGACAGAACAGGTCATAACGGTTCAAGACGAACAGGGGTGGAATTGCAAAGCGGGATACTTTGGAGACTACGACTCAGGTAATGTAGTCTACCATGCAGCAAGAACAGAATGTTACCGTATGACTCTCAGTTACGTATTGGGTCATGACGAAGACTATTGGAAAGATTGTATTGAAACGATCACCAATATGTGATATAATGTAGTTTTGAAAACCCCACGGATTATACATGCTTAATATTGAAGTGATACACAAGGAGTGGACAGAGGACTCTGTTATTCCTATGCACCAACTGGATGAGACATCACGTCAAATCCCCATGCTACACGCAAAGTATTTAGAATACCTCACCGTAACCAAACTTACCCTACGTCGCGCAGAGGCGTCACAGAAGATCCTGTTGAAGGAGAAGTGGTTGTACTACAACGGTAAGATGGACCCACAGACTCTACAGGAGAAGGGGTGGGATCCAGATCCATTCAACGGTCTCAAGATTCTCAAGGGTGAGATGGACTACTATTACGACTCCGACCCAGAGATCTCTAAGTCTGAAGACAGAATCGTCGCACTTAAAGCACAGATAGATAGTCTTACAGATATTCTTAACATGATCAAATGGAGGCATTCGACGATCAAGAACATGATTGATTATCGTCGATTTGAGGCTGGTGGATAACAAGATTCGCATTAGGATGAAAGACTACTCCCATTTTATGGTAGAGGCCCATCCAGCCCAAGAGAATGAGTTGAAGGAATACTTCTCGTTCTTTGTCCCTGGCTACAAGTACATGCCTGCATATAAGTCTCGACATTGGGACGGAAAAGTCAAACTCTATAACATGATGACTAAACAGATGAACGTGGGTCTCTACACGCACCTACGGAAGTTCTGCGCGGATCGTTTCTACCCACTGGAGATTGTTGAACATGAGACTTATGGGATTCCTTCGTTCCGTGAAGACATCGACCATCCTGCCCTTATTGACTTTCTATCTCTGCTTGATGCTCCTTTTAAACCACGAGACTATCAATACAAGGCAATTTCTCATGGGGTGGAGCACCGAAGATGTATCCTTCTTTCTCCCACTGGTAGCGGGAAGTCATTTATTATATACAATCTTTTACGGTATTGCTACGAAGTCACCGAAGGAAAAATCTTAGTCATCGTCCCAACCACGTCTCTGGTGGAGCAGATGTATAAGGACTTCGAGGAATACGGTTACGACGTAGAAGAGTTCTGTCATCGTATCTACTCCGGTAAGGAGAAGGTTACGGACAAACGTGTCATAATATCTACATGGCAATCCATTTACAAATTCGGTAAGGAGTGGTTCGAACAGTTCGAATCAGTCTTTGGTGATGAGGTCCACCTGTTCAAGGCGAAGTCTCTGACTACCATGATGGACAAGTGTGTCAACGCAAAATACCGTTTCGGTCTTACGGGTACTCTCGATGGGACGGAGACAAACAAACTGGTTCTGGAAGGTCTGTTTGGACCTACGTTCACTGTTACACGAACGATTCAACTCCAGAAGGAAAATCAACTCGCAGACTTGGATATCTCTGTTCTCCTCTTGAGGTATCACAATGATGTCTGCCAACAAGTCAAGGAGATGACGTATCAAGAAGAGTTAGATGCGATCGTCACCTACGAACCCCGTAATCGATTTATCAGTAAACTGGCAATTGATCAATCGGGAAACACCCTCGTGATGTTCCAATTTGTTGAGAAACATGGTAAGGTTCTGCACGAGATGATCAAGTCTATGGCTGAAGAAGGACGTAAAGTATTCTACGTATCTGGTGAAGTAGATGCCACAGACAGAGAACAAATAAGAGGGATAGTAGAAAAGGAAAATGATGCAATTATCGTTGCTTCTCTTGGTACTTTTAGTACTGGTATTAACATCCGCAATCTTCATAATATTGTATTTGCGACACCATCCAAGTCTCAAGTCAAAGTACTCCAATCGATTGGTCGTGGTCTTCGTAAGTCTGATGATGGTCGGACTACTAGACTTTTTGATATTGCTGATGATCTTCATATTAGGAGTCACAAAAACTTTACACTGAAACATAGCGGTGAAAGGATTAAGATATATACTAAAGAGGGATTTAGATATAAGATCTATCCCATAAACTTAAAACCAATAAGAGTGGAACAAGATGTCGAAAGCAATCTCTTCGGTTAAACACCTAAAGTTAGTAACAGGTGAAGAACTGGTATGCGAGTTGATGAGTGAAACTGGTGATTCTATTGTCATCCGTAACGCGTTATCCTTAATTGAAAAAGATCTAAGCACTGGTGATAAGTACTATGCATTTAAGACGTTTATGGTTTATCAAGACAGCCCTCAAAACGTTATTATCATTTTCTTTGATAAGGTCATGTCTGTTGCCGTTCCTACTGAAGAGATGCAAAGACAATATACTGAAGCCATTAAAGAGATGAAAGAATATAATGAATCTCAGGAACTCAAGAATCAAGACGATGAATGGGAGAATGACTTATCTTTAGAAGAGTTCTTAAATGAAATGGATCGTGGTAATGACTTCATGGATTCTGACGTAGAAGGAATGATTAAGAACTAGAGCTATACTATTCTCCCCTTTGGTTAAAGAGATTATACAGTATAAATCAGATTCTGTCAACACTTTTTTTAAAATATTATGAAAATAGGCTTCACATGTTCAACGTTCGACCTTCTACACGCAGGTCACGTCCAACTTCTACGTCACGCTAAAGATCGGTGTGACTACCTGATAGTAGGTCTACAGACAGACCCCACCATCGATCGTCCCAACACCAAAAACAAACCCATACAGACTTTGGTTGAAAGATACACTCAACTGAGGGCGGTTAGTTATGTCGATGAAATTATCCCATACCAAACGGAACGAGATCTCGAAGATATTTTGTCTCTATATAATTTGGATGTTCAGATATTGGGCGAAGAATATCGTGAGAAGGATTTCACTGGAAAGGATATCGGTCGTAAACGGGGAATAGAGTTTTATTTTAATGAAAGATCTCATAGATTTTCTTCAAGTGAATTGAGACAAAGAGTCGCCTATAATACAGGAATTGGGTTGACATATAAGTCAAAATAAGGTATAATTACCGCATTAAAATTTGGAAGTTGTATATCATGAAACCTAAAGAAAGACCACATTACGTCAATAATAGAGACTTTTCTAACGCAGTCGTCGAGTACTGTACTTCTGCCCAAGAGGCAAAAGATGTCGGTGAGTCCACACCGATCGTCACAGATTATATCGCTTCCTGCTTCCTAAAGATCGCAGAGGGTCTCTCTCATAAAGCAAACTTTGTTCGTTATACCTATCGTGAAGAGATGGTCATGGATGCGGTCGAGAACTGTCTCAAGGCGATCGAGAATTACGATATCGAAGCTGCAACCCGATCGGGCAAACCAAACGCATTTGCTTACTTTACACAGATCTCATGGTATGCATTCTTGCGTCGGATCCAAAAGGAAAAGAAACAACAAGACGTAAAGATGAAGTTCATCGCAGAGGCAGATGTTGCTGAATTCCTTGATGATGATGGTGAGGGATATGGACATATGCAATATGCGTCCCCCTTTATTGATACGCTACGTATGCGTATCGATGCAGTGAAGGGTGCTGACCAAGAGTTTAAAGAGTATGCGAAAGAAGAGAAGAAACGTAAGCGTCGTGCCGTTAACGTTGACTCAGATTTATCGGAGTGGATGGAATAATGTGGACTTATGAATGTAAAGCGGGAACCTACAAAGAGGATTCTCTACCTCGCTTGGTGTGGACTATCTTCACGCACCGACTACACCATCTCATTGAGGACGGAAGATTTTCAGATTAAACTTGACATACTCCCTGTTGTATAGTATAATAGCCGGTATATAAGTTGAGTTAAGTTTTTTATGAAGATCGCTATATTGAATGACACCCACTGCGGGTGTCGTAATTCGTCTGAAATTTTTATGGATTACCAAGAACGCTTCTATACGGAAGTGTTTTTCCCTTATCTGTTAGAAAATAACATCACCCAAATCCTACACCTTGGAGACTATTACGACAATCGTAAGACGGTCAATCTCAAGGCGCTCAGTCATAATCGAAGAATATTCTTAGATAAATTGCGTGAGTACAACATCCACATGGACATCATCCCAGGCAATCATGATGTCTATTTCAAAAATACCAATGAACTCAATTCCCTGAAAGAGTTGATGGGTCACTACATGAACGAGGTCGACATTCTTATGGATCCGATCGTGCGTGACTACGATGGTGTTAAGTTCGGTCTTGTACCTTGGATATGTCCAGAGAATGAGGAAGAAATTAATACCTTCCTTGACAATTGTGGGGCAGATGTTATCGGTGGTCACTTTGAACTTGCTGGATTCGAGATGGACAAGGGAATTGTTTGTAAGGATGGTATGGATACCGCCCCCCTTCAGAGGTTCGAGACGGTCCTATCCGGTCACTTCCACACCAAGTCATCGCAGGGTAACATACACTACCTTGGTGCCCAGATGGAGTTCTTCTGGAACGATGCGCACGATCCCAAGTACTTCCACATCTACGATACAGAGACGCGCGAACTGACGCCCATCCTTAACGAGGTGTCTATCTTCCATAAGATCTACTATAACGAAGATCAGGTCAATTACTTCGAAGATCTCTCTTATCTTGATGGTAAGTTTGTCAAACTGATCGTGAGCAACCGATCTGATATGAAGAAGTTTGAACGATATATTGAACGCATTCAACAACAGAAGATCCACGAACTCAAGATCGCAGAAGACTTCCGTGAGTTTCGTGGTGAGAATGTAGGTGACAATGAAATAAGTATTGACGACACCGAAACTTTAATCTATAATTACATCCAAGATGTAGACACTGACCTTGACAAAGACCGAATCAAAGGATTGGTTTCGGAGTTGATGGTCGAGGCACAGAGCGTAGAAATTGCATGATTAAATTCCAGAAACTCCGTTGGAGAAACTTTCTTTCGACGGGTGACTATTTTAACGAGATCGACTTCCTAGAGAACCCTACAAACCTAGTGGTTGGAGAGAACGGCGCGGGCAAGTCCACTATGTTGGATGCCCTGTCGTTCGCCCTCTTTGGTAAGGCGCATCGTAAGATTAATAAAGCACAATTAGTAAACACCATCAATAATAAAGACTCCAGATGTGAAGTCGAATTCACTGTTAATGGTGTTCAGTATAAAATTATTCGTGGTATCAAACCCGCAAAGTTTGAGATCTGGAAAGATGGTAGTATGATCAACCAGAGCTCACACGCGCGTGAGTACCAAGAGATTCTTGAGAAGAACATCCTACAGATGTCTCACAAGAGTTTCCACCAAATTGTTGTTCTCGGTTCGTCGTCTTTTATCCCATTCATGCAACTCAACTCAACCTCTCGGCGTGACGTGATAGAAGACCTTCTTGATATTAACATATTTTCCAAAATGAATGTGATACTCAAGGAGAAAATCTCTCTCCTCAAAGGCGAGCTCGAGAACAACAACCATTCCATTGAGATGGTCAAGACGCAGATATCTTCTCAAAAGAAGTATATTCGTGACCTGAGTGCCATCAACACTGCACATCGAAAAGAGAAGGAATTGGAGATCGAATCTCTAAACGCGGACATCGCAACCTTCAATGAGACAAACGCAGAATTATCAGAAGCCGTCAATACATTGTTGCCTGCGGTTACAGAAGAATTAAGCAAAATGCGTACCAACAAGACCAAGTTGGAGAAGTATCGCACCAAGTTTGACACACAGGTTAAGTCGGTGGTCAAAGAGGCAAAGTTCTTTGAAGACAACGAACATTGTCCTACATGTGATCAAGAAATTGGTGATGAGTTGCGTCATAATAAACGCGCAGTCGCGACTGCCCGCGCACGTGAACTCAAAGATCTTATGGAGAAGGCAGACGCACAATTGGGCGACTACCAGTCTCAGATCGACAAACTCGAAGAGGACATGGCAGAACTGTTACACAAACAGAATCTCATGAATAACAACATGCAGTTGATCTCACGATTGACGCAGAACGTCCAGAAGATCCAGAGTGATCTCGCAGAGATGGCAGACAGTTCCGGTGACATGGCACAGGCCAACAAAGACCTTAGCAACCTTGATAACGAATTGCACGGGTTGAATGACAGCAAATACACTCTCAGTGAGAAGTCGTCATACAACCGCGTTGCGTCCGAACTACTCCGCGACACTGGTATCAAGACCAAGATCATCAAACAATACATTCCGGTCATCAACGAACTCACCAACAAGTATCTACAGACGCTGGACTTCTTCGTCCACTTTGAGTTGGATGAGAGTTTCAATGAGACCATCCGATCGCGTTACCGTGACAC